ACCCCTTCCACGCCGAACAGCTGGCCCAGCATCGAATCGATCTGGTTGTTGCCTGGCTTACCAACTGCAGTTGCCCGAGTGACACGCAGTTGTTCGTCAGTCTGTGCGTCAGTGCCAGGTGTTGCGGGAGCGGCGTTGGTCACAGCGGAAAGGCCGGCTACTACGTCAACGATGCGGGTGATGGTCCCGGCATCAGCCTGAGTTGGGCCGACCACTGTGCATGTAGCGTTGACCGTCGCTACACCGGAAAAATCGGCAGTCACCGTCTGGTCGATCGACCATCGAGAACCGGTGACGGTAGATTCAAATCGGTTGCCGGATAAAATCGTTGTGCCTGGCGTGGCTGTCAGCGTTAGCGACACGCTTGATCCAGACCCACTAGAGCGCATGGTCCCGGTCAGAGAACAGACGATATCAAGGTCTATGCGCTTGGCCTTGTTCGGGTCTTTTGAGTTGTAGGCCTGCTGCAGAGTCTCGTCCAGGGCGTAGAAGATCTCAGCATCATGTGCCATCTTCAGCCCATCTGGCGTGGACGGATCCAAGTTCCATAGTGGATCGATATCCACATAGAACTGGCGCTCCTGGGCGAACCATTCGTTTTGCGTCTGCAGCACGTACCCGCTTGAGGTTAGGCTAGCCATTCAGTGTTACCTCTTCCAGCCCGAACTCGGTGAGAATGCCAGCGGTTACGCTGTAGGTGCGGTTGTTGATGTCGAAATCAGCAGAGAAACTGGTGAGGCGCACAACGCCATGCGTGTTTGCGATCCTCGCTCGTAGCGCCGCCTCTGCAGCAGAGAGGCTGGCAAACTTGCCGAGGATTTGCTCGTACCAAGGCGTGCCGTCGGTGACGTCGCGAAAATACTCACCAAGGAAGAGGCGGAGCCTGGTCAGCACGGTCTGGGCAATTTCTGACTTACCGCTGATGAACTGCTGCCCGCGCGTCACGATGTCGCCAGTTTCATCGTCTAGTCTGCGTACGGTCATACGACTGGAGCTCCACTTATCCCAGTACCTGGTGTCACACCGCCATGGCGATGCGTATTAAGGTTCACTCCGGCGGCGGTAATCACATTTCCATCCGGCGTAATCCTCAGGCCGTTAATCAAAAAAGTTCCATCAGCCAGGAGCTGAAAGATCCCGGCGCCGTTCTGCATCAGGGTTGTCCCATCAGCCAAAACGTTGAACCTGGCGGCTCCGTTGTCCATGGAAATGCTGTTGTCGTTTTTCAGCCAAACAAACTGGGTGCCCGCCTTATTGCGCAGGCGCACCCCATTGTTCTGAAAGGCTGGAAGAGCATGAGGCTTTGACCTGAAGCCGGGCAGAAACATTGCGTCCTGCATATTGTGAAAGCGACCTACCGGGTTGGAGGCAACCCCGCCACTCTGAACCCAGCCGTCGATGCAGCGCTGGGAGAACAGGATATCGCCTTCGCACCCTGGGTCGATTTGGTACTCGACGCAGTAGTCACCTCCAGGGAAGTGCACCGGGACCTCGATGATCGGCGGGACGGTGAACTCAGCGCCATTGATGTCAACCCGGAGCACTCCGACCTGCACTTGGGCCAGCTGGGTATTCCCATCGAATGTCAGAACATGACCCGGGATTGAGGTGCATACCCCTTTCATAACCTCCCGGAAGGCGTCGCGAAGCATCTTGGCCTGCTTGGCACGGCCTTCTGTTCTTAGCATGCGAACCTCTGATGTCGGTGCGTTATAGCGCGAGATCAGCGGACGAACTGCTGTCCTCGCATGTAGGCGGTGTTCACGGAGGCGACCGCCTCGCCGCGGGTGATCTTCCCGTCCCGGTTCACGTCCAGGCCAGAGTTTGCTGCGTACTCGCGCTGATATGGACCAGTGTCTCGCTCCCACATCACATAGGAGTCGGGCCTGCCGACGGCGATAGGCCACAGGACGGCCAGGTATGCGTCCCCAAGGTTGCGGATACGCCCCGAATAGGCCTGGTAATAGGCCTCGACGTAATCGAGCTGGCGCACGGCTGTCATTCGAGCGAGCTGGGCTGTCGTCGCTCCCAGCCCAACCGCTGTCGACTCAATGAACTGGATCAGCCCGGTGGCAGAGCTGCCTGGGTTCCTGGCGGCCGGGCTGAAGGTGTAGCCGGTCTCGAACCCCATAACGGCCATGAGCCAGTTCGGGTCAACGGACAGGCGCCCAGAAATCTCTCGAGCTTTTACCCGGAAGGCCTGATCCACCCTTGCGCCCCAGATCAGCTTTCCATTCTCAGGGGTGGCCGATTGGGTGAGCGGCGGCGTTGTTCCGGCGCGCAGGCCATCAATCTCAGTCTTCCATACATCGCCATGCGAGTCGCCGGAGTGCTTAAGCGCGAAGACGTTGTATTCACCGTTCGCGCTGGCGTCACCGCTGATCTCCGACACGTAAAGGTTGCCGGTGTTGAACGTGGCGAACTCGCTCTCTACGTTGATCTTGCCGTTGATCCGCAGGGATGGGTTTAGTTGGACGGATACAAAGACCCCCAGGCCATCTGGCCCTCGCGACACCTCAGGGATACCAATCATCCCGCTGAACTGGTCGACCTTTACCGGGCTGGCAGTGCGGATCATCCCTGGCTTCGTAATGACGATACGCCCCCGGTCCTGCATCCAGTCAAACTTGTAGGCATAGGAAAGATCAGTAAAAGCTGACGGAATATCGCCATCAACCACCAGGCCAGAAGCAAGCGGCTTTGCATCGGCGAACTGGCTGTTGTCTATATCAATCGGTAGTGGCCACGCCCTGGCTAGAGCGCGCAACACCTCTTCGATCCTCGTGCCAACCCCGAAAGAGATTTGTGCGGATGCTCGGTCAACAGCCGGCTGTCCAGATCGGCAGATCAGGCGCGTGATGATCTCTGGCGCGCCTGGCTCGCGCTCTCTCAGCGAGTTCGTCACGTAACCGGTGAAAACAGCGTCGATGTTATCGGTATAGCCAGCGCGGAAGACGATGCTAGCTCCCTGGGGGATCGCTGACATCTTATTTGCGTTGTAAAGCCTGATGTCTGCGAACGAGATCGCATCGCCCGGCGAGATGTCGATATCGAACAGGCATCGGAACTGCCTGCGACCGACCTGTTCGGATATGTACGGCTGCCCGTTTATGTCAACGGACCATGCTCGCTCTCTCATGCTATCACCAGGGGAGGCACCCAGACCAAGTGGTTGTCGATTCCGAGATTGTCGAGGGTAACGTCACTGCCAGTGAACACCATCTGGCCAATTCCGGTTCGATAGCTCTGGATCACATCACTACCTGGCTCGAGCATTGCCCCAGAAACAATTCGACTGCCATCGCGCAGCAGATTCATTGACCAGGCCGGAAATTCTAGGTACGAGATGAAATCAACCTCGAAGTCGATCAAATTGTCACCCAGTTGCACAGAGAACCGCTGGTGAGCGTTGGCCGGGCCTGGCCGCAAGGGGATTACATACATCAGACCACTCCATCAAGGATGTCGTTGACCGCGCTTGAGACGGCCTCATTGGCTTCTTTCGCAATCGCCTGACCGCGCTTGATAGCCCTGGATAGCGCGCTTTGCGATGGGTCCCCATCCCGCAGCTGTGGAATTGAGCATTCCGTATCCCGGGCGATGCGGTCGAGCTCAATAACCTCCTGAAGCTCAACAACGAACTCAAGGCCTCCCTCGTTGCGCGGCTCTTTCGTCCGAGACAATCGAGTGATGGCCATGTTCTTGAGCAGTATGTCGCCGGCGTCGATATCGAAAGGGTCGGCCGACTGCATCAGCCAGATAAGGAAGTCCAGTGTGGTGCTGGCCCTGGTCTCATTGCTGCCGGCCAAGAACCCAGCAGAGAGGCCGGCAACAGTAGACACAATTGGATTGCTGGTGAGGTTCGACAGAGCCCCGCCGAGGAAATCAGTCAGCTGAACCTTGACTGGGTTGTTACTGATAGACCCGGTCATAGTCCATTTGAATGGGTTGAGTATCCTGTGATCCGAGATGCGGACACCCGACTCGATTGGAAACGACGTGATCGTTACCGACACATCCAGGGTATCCTCCAGAACTGCGTCGAACGAGTAGCCTGCAATCGTTGGCGCCTGGCGGGTGAAGATGTTGACGATACTCAAGGCTATCGCTCCGTCGTGGTGGCCAGTTCGCTCAATGTCTCGTAGTTCTGGCGCTCGGTAACCTGTGTAATCTTGCTTTCAAGCGCTTGACCATCTAGCTGGATCGTCATGTCGACATTGTTCTGCACTTTGACTGGCGTCTTGCTGAGTGCGCCTGCGATAGCATCGGCGTTCGCCTGTCGATCCTCATCACGACGGTCTTGGTCGCTTGGGGGAATGCTGTCGGCAGCAGTCCTGTCGCCATAGATCGATGATTCTGATGAGGATTCGCGCTCTGGTTGGTACGACGGCCAGTAGTCGTCCATCCCATTATCTTCGGAGCCTTTCCCAGAGATGCCGTTGCTGTCACTCTCTTCAGAAGGCGCGAACACATCATTTATCAGCTGCAGCGGGCTTTTGATCGTTTTAAGGCCCGTGATAACTTTCAGCCATTCGTCGAATTCGCGGGATGCCTGGCCATAGCCTGGCAGTTTGCCGTTCAGGTACTCGCTCAGCTCACTAGCGCCTATAGCGCCACCGACAGTCGCCAAACCAAGAGTGCCAGCCGATGAGGCTGCGCCGCCAACCGACGCTAGGCCTATCTTTGAGGCGGCCACTCCGGCAAGCGATGCCCCCGCGGACAAGCCGACGGCTGCAGTTGCTCCGTCGTTCTGTGCCGCGTAGTCGATCGCCTTCGAGATGCCTTCGCGATTGTTCTCGATCAGCTTGTTCAGCCAATTGCTCGCGCCTATCAGGCTTGGCAGGAACTTGTCCGCCAGCTCATTGCGCACGCCTTCGATGACAAGGCCAAGCTCTGCCGAGCTCTCGCGTAACTTCCTGCTGTTCTCGGTAAGGCCATCAAGGTCGCCGGCCAGACCATTTGCCTTTTTGGCCAGGCTGTCCAGCTGATCAGCTCCGCCAGAAAGAGCTCTGAAGGTCGCATCAGACAGGCCAAGCGCGTTTTGCACTTGGGCCCGCTGACCCTCATCCAGGCGAGGGATCATGTCGGACAGGGCCCGCATGAACTCCTCGCCGGTATTGGTTTGGTAGAGCGAGCTGACATCAATGCCAGCAGTGGCTAGGTCGCCGACAGGGCCGGCATCACCCTTCAGGCGAAGGTTGTTCTGGATCTCCTCGAAGCGGCTAATCGCCTCAAGGGCTTCGCTGGCCTCGCCGCCCATCAGCCGGATGGCGTTTCCGTAGTTGTATACGGCGTTGGTCGAGGTTCTCAGGTTCTGTGTAGATGCGGCCAGACGGTCAACGCTGGCGGCGGTTGATGCGATGCTGGCCGCACCCGCACTGAAAGCACCAACTAGGGCGCCGGAGATTTGCAGCGTACGCCCCTTGAGGCCCTGTAGGCTGCTGGAAATTTTCTTCTCGCCGGCCTCAAGGCCGCGGGTGTCGTAGCCTATCCCAATGAGGAATGACTTCAGTGTCTTGACCGACATCAGCGGCTCCTCTCTTCATGCGCGGCCAGCATCTCGTCCATGGCCTGGTGAAAGCGCTCCAAATCGGCGAGCGACAAGGTGCCGTCGCCCAGGCTGGCCCAGGCGCACAGCGGTGGACAGAGCCCTATGATTCCAACACATGGCCGCATCAGGAACCAATTTACTACGCTGCGCCTTGCGCCTGGCGCCCCTTTTCTTCGGCGTGGGCGGCGCGCAGCCAGTCGAAAAAATCGCCGAGATTCCAGCGAAGCAGTTCGGCCAGGAGCTGGTTGTACTGCACCATTTTCCCGCCGAAATCTGCGGCGGTAACCGGCTGAGTGGTGCCATTCAGCATCACACGACCCATGAGGATGCCGGCCACCTGGCTCTTGGCGGCCTGTGGCATCGCCATGAACATGGGAACCAGGATGGAGTCATCCAGGTCCTTATCGATGGCCGCGGCCGTCATGGATCGCTCGATAAGCGCGGCAGACAGGAGCGACAGGAGCCGGTCCTGGTCAACGGCGCTGGCCATTGCGGCGTTGTACTGCGCGCCGCCGACAGTGAAAGCTTTGACGCTCATCCATTACCCCCGGGTGGCTTCCCAGATATTGAACTGCATGGTGAATTGGTCGTCGGTGATCGAGGATCCGCCTCGCCCGCGCTGACCGTCGTTGACGATAACGCCCTCGGAGCCCAGCGCCGTTTCCAGCGTACCGATCTGGGTCAGCGCTACTGTCACGTTGGCATTCGAATTGAACAGGCCTTGCATGAAGGCAGAGTCCGGGGAACCCGGGTTGAGGTAGATGTTCACCTCGCGCCCGGGGTTGATGCGATCCAGGCGCACCGCGTTTCCACCCTGCCCCCGGCGAAGCTGGCTGCGGGCGTCGATCGGCGCGTCGGTGTACGGGGTGGCGGTCTCGCCCCAGTCCTGGATCTGCCGGCCGTTGACGGTGACGACGAACAGGTCTGTCGAAAAGTTGCTCAGGCTCATTCAGGTCACCTATCAATAGACGTCGAGGTCGACATCGACAATATGGATGGCACCGGCGCGGAACAGGCGGATGCGCAGCGGTGCGGACTTGCGGGCGTTACGGTCGGCTTCCGACAAGTCCAGAATGTCCTCTGGCTTCGTCAGGATCTCGAAGCCAGCGGTGTACTTCTCGAGACCGTCGTCAGGGTCGATGTAGTTGCGCGGGCCGAGGTAGCCGTTGTTGATGAACTGCTGCATGGTCGCCCTGGCGGTACCGATCAGTACGGCCTGCCCTACAGGGGTCTGGGCAAGCTTGGTGGCCTGGTTGGCGACGGCGTTGTACAGGGCGGTGGTGAGGAAGTTCACACACGCGTCCAGGTTCACCACGTCGTCGATGAACTCGCCGTAGGTGCTGTGAGTGATGGTGTTCAGCCAGCGGCCAGAGTCGGTCGAGCCCTGGTTATCCACCACGGTGTAAAAGACGGCTTTTTTAGTCGCGCTCTGCATTGCCGAATAGGCGGTGGTGTTAAGCGACTCGGCTGCCACACCTGGCGACTTCTTGAACTCGCCGGTGATGGTGGATCGGTCAGCGCTGTAGTTCACTGCGGCGAAGTGCTTGGCCAGCGCCGATCCAGAGTAGGCATCGGTGGCGTGCGCTGCAGTGTAGGCGTGGCGGAAGCCGGCGGTGGTCAGCTGGGTGGCGATGTCGTCGGTGTCGGAAGGATCTCGAATCTCGGTGGCAGAGGCCCCGGCCTGGTTGTCGATGAACATGCTGGTGTTGTCTTCGCACCACTGGGCGATAGCCAGCACATCGGCCTTCACGGCCAGAATCGGAGCCGTCCACATGGTCCAGTACCACCAGATCGCATTGCGCGCCTTGTTCAGCGTGGCAACTCTGGTGGCGTCTGCTGTGGCCGCGCCCCACACCTTCAACTCCCTGGTCGCGGGCGTACCGCCGAGCCAGCGTTGAGCGGCCTTGTACGCCTCGGTAGTGTCGTTGAAATCAGTCGCCAACTCGGTCAGGCTGGAATAAGTGCGGTAGGTGTCTGGTGCGAAACCGACAGGAAGCTCAGTCTGCGGCACGAACAGCATGGCGCTGGCAAAGTTCGCATTGCCCAGGCCTGCCGGGCTGATCCGGGCATTGATCCGGATGATATTGGATGCTGGATAGCTCACTGTGCTAACTCCATGGGTTATGTAGGGTCAACGCTCACAGCGAAGGTCTCAAGGACCTCGGCGCGCTCGTTCTCAAGCGCCACGCTGGCGCTCAGGATGTTGTTCACGACCGGCAGGCTGCTGGTCTCGTACATCAGGCGGATGGTGATCTGGGCGCGCTGCTCGAAGTTGGCGGACTGAAGACTGGTCAGGTTGTTGACGGCGTCCGCGCCATTCCAGCCGATTTTGGCCTTGAACAGCATCACGCTGACATCCGGTCGCTTGTTGGCCTGCTTCAGTCTTTCGGCGAACATCAGGGCCTGCCCGCGGTAGAAGTTCACACTGCAGGCGCACATGATCTGCGCTCGGACGTCTACCTCAACCTGGTCTCCCGGAACATCCCGCGTGACGATGTTGGCCTGGCCTCGCTCGCTCACCGACTGGCGCGGAGTGATTGTCGCGTAGGCGCCATTGGGCGCTGGCATGCTGCCGGGGCCTGCCTGGTCAGCCAGGATGCACTCAGGCACGCCGGTCGCCAGCATCACGATGGGGCGCAGCTTGGCGAATAGCTCTTCGTTGGTCATGCCGGGCCACCGCTCTGATCATCAATGCGGCTGACGATTACCTTGCAGTAGTTGCGCCAGTAGCGGTTATCTACCTTGACGGCCTTCCACTGCTGCCCCAGGAATTCCCAGGTGCCCGTCTGGTCGATCAGCTGCATCTCGCCTTCGTTTATGTAGATGCGCCTGGCGTCCACGATACGCTCCCCGCCCTGGCGGATGAAATCCACCTCGCGGTCGGTGGCTGGCTGGATGTTCACGACATAGGGGCTAGTCACCGGTACGCCGGGCGTCCATATGCCATCCACCCATGCGCCACCGGTGACGGTACGCGACGCCGGCACGCTGACGAACACGCCGTCGATATGCCCCTGCATGGAAAGGCTCATTCCAGGCCCTCCGACATAGGCTCTGCTGACACTTTGTGGGTTACCGATGCCCGCATATGGCCGTTATCTATCAGCGGGTTGTCGCTGCCTTTCTTGCGGATCGTGGACGCGGCATTGGGCGGCGTACGCAACTGGGTCATGTACACCTTCACCTCGCCAGCCGCGACCACGCCGACCGTTTCCAAAATCTGGTCCATTGGCTGATCAGCGTTGATGCCGGCCTCGATCGCCTCAAGGATCAGCGGGGTAGCCTGCTGAACACCGGGCTCAAGCCATGGCCTGGCCGGGATCGTGATGTTGTGTGGCTGGGTCACACCCAGTTCCATGTAGCCGGTGCCGGTCTTCAGGAAGCGTACTTCGTCGCGGTCAGCGGCCGCCTTGGTGGCATACCCATAGGATGTACCGCCTGGGTGCTTCACCTCGGCGCCGAACTCATGGGTAGCGCCGAGGCCGGCCATTGTGATCCCGCCCGACTCGACGTCGCCGGCCTCCTCGTGGATGCCCACGGTCACGATCTTGTCGGAACGCAGCGTGGCCAACTCCTTCGATAGCTGGTCTTCCAGCTCCTGGAAGCCAATGAGGTCTAGGTTGAGCATCAGACCGCCTTGGCGCCCATCCCGGCGCGCTTCTTCAGCCGGTAGAACTGCTGGCCGTAGTTGGTGTAGGTGAGCCAGTCGTTGCCGGCATCCATCATGGCCGCGACGCGGTACCCGATGGACTCATCGCCTACCGACTTCTGGGCCACGTTGAGCCGAGCATCTGACGAAGGGGGCGAACTAGCCCCCAGCGCGCCGTAGTTGGTGGCCAGCCAGTGGGCAGCGAAGTAGGCCATACCGCGCCACTTGAAGTTGCCGCAAGCCAGCTCGAAGGCGCCCCACCGGCATGAACCCGTCTCGGTGTCGGCCTCGCAGAGCGCGGTGGTGATCAGGCTGTCAGGCCATTTCGTGGTATCGGCGAACGCGGGCATGAACTCCCGGAACGCTGCGATGATTTCCGGGGTGATGTCCATGCGTGCACCTTTAATGAGCGGGCGGCAGGCGCCCGGGTATTACTCGGCAGTGGCCTTGGCGATTTCTTCACGCAGGCGCGCTGCGCCCCAGGTCTTGTTGACCTTCACGCCGGCCCGGCCTGCCTGCTCGCGCAGTGCGTCGATGTCGTCGTCTTCACCGCCGTCTTCTTCGACTTCCAGTTCGTCCGCACCAACGCGACGCAGGTCGCCATTCTTCAGCAGGGCCTTTACGAAATCGACCTTCATCGCTGCGTCAGGCACTTCGACCGCGGGGTTTTCGCCCGGCAGGATCGGGTAGCTGGTTTCAACGCCATCCGCCAACAGGTTGATGGTGATCAGTCGAGCCGCTTCGTTCTTCAGGAACATGTTGAATCCTCGCCCGGAATCATTGGCCGCCGCCCCGGGCATAGCGGAGGCGGCCACGG